TCAGGAAGGGGGCCGAGTGCACCAGGGCGCCGTACAGGTAGATGTCCGGGTGGGCCGCCAGGAGCCAGTTGCTGGCCACGCTCCCCGACAGGCGCGGGAGCTTCTGGTAGTAGAGGATCTCGAGCTCGACGTCCGACGGGGTTACGTCGAACAAGAACTCGCCACCCTCGATGGTGTAGAAGTTGGGCACGCCCGAGCCGCTCGCCGAGTGGCGCCGATAGTTGCGGAGCCAGGCGGGGGTCACGAACTGCGGCACCCGGACGCTCGAGGCGTTGAACTGGATGGCCTTGAGCTCCAGGAGGTCGGCCGGCAGGTTCTCGCGGGGCTCGTCGGCGGCCGGCACGGTGGCGGCCCGGACCAGCATCTCGCGGACCCGCACCTCGCGCTCGAAGTCGGCCTCGAAGAGGGCGATGAAGTCCGGGATGAAGGCGTCCAGGTCCTCCCGGTTGAGCCAGGAGGCGATGCTCGCCTGGAGCTCGGTGTAGTTGGTCAACGCCATTTAGAGCCTCATATCCCGGCCGCGGAAGGGGAGTGACTCATCAGAGAGCCACCAACGACGAAGGAGCTTGGGATCGTCGAAGATCCCACGCTCTTTCAGGCGCCAGTAGATTGGCATCGGGATGGACCCGATCCAGTGCATTCCGTCCCCGAAGCGCCCCGTGTTCTCCTTCCGGGCCTCCTTGTGGTACTCACCAAAAGCGTCCCAGTCGATGACGTCCTCGATGATCATCTCATCGGTGTCCTCGTCGTACTGGTACCACTTGGTGACCTTCCCGGTGACCGGGTCGGTTTCCCACGGGCGGCGGTCGATGATGGCCACGGGGTGCTCCAGGTTGCGGTGAGTCGGACTGCGCTGTCACAGGGGGGTACTACAGGGGGGTGGGGGCCCGATCACTCAGTCCCCCACCCACCCATCAGGCTTACTGCAGGTCCGTCGCCAGACCGAGGGCCTTCTCGTTCTTCACCTTCAGGCCCCACTCCGTGATCATCATCCGCTTCTCAGCGTCACCGGTCTTGGCCAGCGCCTCGGTCTTGAACGGGCGGAGGTACACGATCTCGTACATCTCCGGGTCCAGGAAGAGGGCGTCGCGGGTCCGCATAAAGCGGTTCGGCACGACCGTCAGATTGCCGAAGTCCGAGACGTAGATGTCCGCCGCGCCGATGATGCTGGTCGGCTTGTTGCCCTCGGCGTTGAAGCGGAGGCTGGCGATGCCCGTGAAGGTCGAGGTGACCTGCTTGAGCGCACCACCGACCATCACCATCTTCAGGTCGCCGCCGTTGGTCCAGATCGACTGCACGACGGCCTTGAGGATCGTCTCGGTCCAGGTGCGGAGGGTGCCGTCGGTGCGGGTCGCCGTCGGGGTGTTGGTGTACGACGGGTTCGCGCCCGTGGCGCCGAAGCTGGTGTTCGTCTTGATGAACGCCAGGAGGGAGCCCGTGGTGCGAGCGGTACCAGCCGCGCCGACCTGGGCGCCCTGGTTGGAGGCGATGATCGTCTCCATATCCCGCTTGAGCTCCTTGCCCCGCTTCGCGGCCTGGTACGACAGCTCGCTCTTGCGGCCGGCGCGGCTGGTGGCCTCGAGGGTACCCGAGATGATCAGCGTCTTGCGGCTGATCTGGGTGTAGTTCTTGAGGCGGACCGTCGGCGTGGACGAGTCGAACGTGCTGATATCATCGCCTTCCAGCTGGGCGTTGGCCGCCGGGGTGGCGAGGCTGTCCGTCTGCCACTCGTAGTCGGTGTTGTCGACCTTGCCGCGGCCGGCGTTCGAGACGATCGGCACCTCTTCGGGGTCGATGTTGTAGATGACGTCCGAGAGGGTCTCCCGGATGCCAATCGCCTCGTAGCGCTTGTAGGTTCCTGCGAGAACAGCCATTGCTGACTCCTAGTTCGTTGTTTACAGAAGGCCGGGGATCATCGAGATCGCCCTGGCCGCATCGTGGGTGCTACCGCTCTTGCGGAGGGTTTCCATCGCCTGCTTGCGCTCCGCCGCGGCGCCCATCTTGGTCTTGCCACTGCCCGGGGTGAGGACCTTCTCCACCACCTTGGCCGGCTTGCCTTCCTTCGCGAGCTTAGCCTGGCGCTTGATCAGGTCCCGGAACCGCACCGCGTCCCGCAGGGCGAGTACCGCACGGTGGTCGTAGACCCGGTCCGCCTCTTCCTCCGTGAAGTCCAGCTCGGACACCATCAGGGTCCGGATCTTGGCGAGCTCCTTCGTGGCCAGCTCAGGCTTCTCCTTCCACTCAGGAACCTTCTCGAAGAGCGACTCGCGCTCCTTGGTCAGGGTCTCCTGGAACCGCTTGGACTGAGCCTCCTGGTTGCGCCGCTGGAGCTCCCGCTCCACGTTCTTGAGGCGTTCACGCTCGGACTGCTTGTCGGCCCAGACCTGTCGCTGGATCGACCACTCCACTGGGTCAGACTCCCGCAGGGCGTCCCAGTCGGGCTCCTGCTCGGTCTGCTCGAGCCTGGCGCGGAGGTCCGCGGCCACCTGGGCCACGATCGCCCGTTCCTGCTCCACTTCAGCCCGGAGGGACTCCGCCGCCTTGGACCGCTCGGCCGCCTCCTGGGTGCGCTGGGTGAAGGTCTTGGTGCGGGAGTAGCCCTTCTTGAGTTCTTCGAGTGTGACCTTCTCGACCTTGCCGTCGACCTTGACGGGGATCAGCTGGTTCTCGTCGTCCTCGGACTCCTCTTCCTCATCCTCGTCTTCAGCCGAGTCGTCGTCCTCGTCCTTCTCCTCGTCGGCGTCCTCCTCGTCGGTCTCCGGCTCCTCTTCGTCGCCGTCTTCCTCGGATTCCGCCTCGTCCTCGTCTGCACCTTCCGCGGCCGGGGCCGGGACCTTGCGCTTCTTGGCAGGGGCCTCCGGCTCGTCGCCGAAGACGTCGTCGCTCAGGTTCGCGATCTGCTCTGCCGCTTCACTGGTCCCGATTGCCCCAGTCCCCGCAGGGGTGCTGGTCGATTCAGCCATCTCATTTCGCTCCGCGAAAGGGTAGTGTGGTGCGCTACAGGCGAGCGTCCGCTCGCTTCTCTTCCAGGTCCAGTCGCGCCTTCTCGACCTGGTGTTCGCTGATGTACCGTGCCAGCTCGTGCTTGACGGCCTCGAGGGCCTTCAGGCGCTGGTAGGCCAGCTCCCGCCCCTCGTAGTCATCCAGGCGGCTCTTCTCGAGCACCACCAGGGCACGCTGACGGGCGTCCTCGAAGGCCGATACCAGGATCGGGTCGCTCAGGGCGACCTCGGCCTGCTTACGGCGGCGGAACAGGTCCGTGATGTCCATTTACTGCCCTCCGGTGGGTACTGGCTGGGCCTCGACGGCGGCCACCTGGGCCTCGGCCGCCATCTGGGCCTCCTGCTGTCGTGCCTGGGCGTCGATTTCGGCCTCCGCCCGGCGTGCCTGGCCGTCCTGGGCCGCCTTCATCGCCTCGACCTCGGCGTTGACCGCGGCGTTGTTGATGTCCGCCTGGGTGGTGGCCTCGGCGATGGCGATCTTGGTCTGGGCCTCGACCTGGATCTTGTACCGCTCCCGGGCGTCCTCGTTGGCGAGCTTCTCGCGCTCGAACTCGAGCTCCATCTTCTTCATCTCGATCTTGGCCTGGATGTCGGCCATCTGGGCCTCAGCGAGCTTGGCGGCGGCGTCCTGCTCCGCCCCCTGGCCGGCCGCGGCGGCCCCCTCGCCCGTGGACTCGGCCACCGGCTTGAAGAAGGCGTCGGCGTTCTTCCAGCCCGACAATTCGAGGATCTTGGCCAGCGTGTGGCGGTAGTTGGCCATCGAGACGATAGGATTCTCGGGCCCGAGGAGCTGGAGGATGCCCTCCTGGGTCTCCTTGACCGCCATCAGGGTCCCGAGCTTCTCGTCGGCCGTTCCGGCACCGATCGCGACGTTGATCTTGACGCTCATCTCGGCGTCCCAGGACTTGGGGTCGATCTCGACCCACTTTCCGCGCAAACGCACGGTCCGGGGGCGGTCCTGATGGCGGGTAATCAGTCGCAGGAGGCCCCCGAAGAGGGCCTTGACGCCCGTTTCGGCGAAGATTCGGGCGATGAGCTCGATCTGGGCCTGGGCGGCACTGACGGTGGCCGAGACGGCCGCCTTGGTGGTCGACTGCAGGGCGTCGGCGTCGAGCCCCTGGGAGGCCCGGGACTGCTTGGTGCGCTCGTCGCGGATCTGGTCGAAGTACTCGAGCATCGGGAGCGAGTCGGCGCCGACGAACGACGCCTTGACTTCGCGCATCATCCCCGGGGCCTCGACCCGCACGATCCCGCCCAGCTCGTTGTTGAGCAGGTCGTCCATATTGACCTGGCCGTCCACCACCTCGGTGCGCGGGAACAGGCTCTGGGTCAGCGAGTCCAGGGTGCCGCGGAGGATGGCCGACTTGATCAGCTGGATGTCCATCACCAGGTCGGCGATCGACAGCCCGAAGAAGGCGTGGGGCTCCGGATCAGGGCAGATCGAGGCGAACGGCACCTCGTCGACCGGGGTGATCTCGAGCACGTGGATCGGCTCGAGGCCGATGCCACAGACCTTCACCAGCTGGGCCGGGTCGGACTCCTTCTCCGACAGCCGGAAGCGGGTGTAGCTCTCGGTGTAGAGCACCCGGCGGGTGTCCTCCGAGTGCCCGTCGTGGCCCCACTCCGCGGCGTAGGGCATCCGGGAGTTGTACTCGACGTTGGTGTCCATCTCGGACCCGATGCCGGCGTGCTCGAGGATCTCGTCCCGGTCGTAGCCCATCGCCACCAGGTCGGTGACCCGGACCATCCGGCGGTGAGCAACGAGAGTTGCATCCTCGATCGAGGTCGCCCGGCGATCGATGAGGAACTCCTCCCCCGGGAGGGCCGCGAAGCGTGCCCGGCCCTTGTCGATCCGGCGGTGCACGGTGGCCTTCCAGACCTTGGGCATCACGCCCTCGTCGGACTCCAGCTCGGCCTCGACCTTCTCGACGAACTCGTCGGCGTCCATCGCCATCAGGTCCTCGTCCGACAGCCCCTCGTGCTCGGTGGCGACCAAGACAATGCGCTTGTCCCACCACCACTTCCAGACCCCGGTCTTGCGGACCAGGGCGTCCTTGAAGGCACTGTGGAACTGCAAGAAGCCCTGGTTGTCCTGCTGGACGACGACGGCGTTGATGTAGTCGGTGGCCTGCTCGGCCCCCTCGACGTCTTCGGCACGGCGGGGCTCGTACTCGACCACGTTCTCGCCGCCGAAGAAGATCCGGAGGAGGGAGGGCATAATGGCCTGGACGGTGTCCCGGACGTCGCGGGAGACGACGCTCGACCGGCCGTCCTCCTCGTTCCCGAAGGGCTCGCCGTTGTAGTACTCCGTGGCCTGGGCCCGGAGCTCGCCGATCTCGTTGTCGATGAAGTCCCGGGCGTCCGACAGGTCCAGGGAGAGCGTGCTGACCAGGTCGGCCAGGCGCTCGTCGCTCAGGCCGGCGTACCGGGCCTCGCCCTTGGCCTCCTTACGGCCCCGCACCCCGGTGGGGAGATTGGTGGCCGGCTCATCTTCCACGTAATCGGTGCTCTTTGCCATCAGACTACTCCCTGGGGGAGAGAAAACTGGGGGTGGTGGGACGCTCGCTCGCGTCACTGGGGGTTACCGGGTGTTGCGCCCGTGGAGGTTACCAGCCGGCGAAACGACCCACCATCCGCTACACGATGCACTTCAGGTTGCGCCGGATCGGCCGGCGGTGGTTGGAGCCGGCCCGGCCGTGGAGGGCCCCGATCGCCGAACCGGCGAAGGTCAGCATCAGGGCGTCCCCGGCGTCCGGCGACCGGCCCGTGCGCTTCCGCATCTCCTTCTTCGACTCGATCTGGATCTTCCCGGTCCGCTCGGCGAACTGGTACTTGGTGGAGGACAGGTCCTCGATGAGGCGCTCGAGGGCCTCGAGCTCGTGCCCCTGGAGCCCGGCCTTGGCCGGCAGGGAGACGTCGCGGCCGGCGAGCCAGGCCCGGACCCGGTACCACAGCTCGGCCCGGAGGTTCTGGTAGGTCCCGGACACTGCCGGCGAGTCTGACACGTTGACCCCACGCACCGGAAGCCCCAGCTCCTTGAGCCGGTCCAGGACCCCGGCCCCGATGCCGATCGAGTCGATGAAGATGTCCGTCGGGCGCCGCTTCTCCTCGAGGGACTCGTACCGGGCCGCCACCTGACCGCTCAACTGCATCAGGTCCAGGCCCCGGAAGAGGGTCGGCAGGGCCTCGAGCCGGCGCCCACGGCGCTCGATGAGGGCCGAGGCGTCGGTCCCGAACCGGGCGACGTCCAGGCCCCAGATCAGGGGGGTGTTGGGGGAGTTGACGACGTCCCGGCCCAGGGCCGTGTCGACCAGCTCGTAGGGGATGACCGTGTCGTCGTCCGACAGGGGGAACTCGCCCAGGACGCGGACCCGGAAGGCGTTGGAGCGCTCCCCGTAGCGGGTCGCCATCTCCTTGATCCACTCCCGGGAGACCCGCTTCGAGGTCTCGCACGACACGTGGATGCACTTCCACTGGGACTTCAGGCGGTTGTGGGTGTCGAAGAAGTAGCCCGAGGACCGGACCGGGTTGCCCATCAGCAGGGTGACCGCGTTCTCGCCCGACATCGACCCCGCGGCGGCCTCGAAGACCGCCTCCGGGATACCCGAGGCCTCGTCCCCGATGAGCATCACGTTCTCGGAGTGCACGCCGGCCATCGCCTCGGGGGTCTCGGCACGGGAGGTCCGGACCGAGATGAACGCCGCGGACGGCTTGGGCACGAACTCGACGTAGTCGCTCTTGACGTCGACCAGGTCCTGCAGTGCCTGCGGGAGCCGGGTGACCCAGGTCTTGAGCTCCGCGAAGAGGGCGTCGTACAGCTGGGCCTTGGTGGGGGCCGTGATGACGATCTTGACCGGGTGCCGGGTCAGCAGGTACCAGATGGCGGCCCAGGAGGCCGCGGTCGACTTGCCGACACCGTGGCCGGACTTGACCGTGATGCGGCGGTGGCCGTCGGCAATCGACTGGAGGAACTCCTCCTGCCACTCGTCGGGCTCGGCCCCCAGGACCTCCCGGACGAACTCGACCGGCTTGCCCTGGTACTTGGCCACCCACTCGACGAACGGGTTCGGCTTGCCGTCGGCCAGGACCTGGTCAGCCACAGGCGCTCCAGCCGCAGGTCGGGCACACCCGGCACCCGCCGTCGGGGCGGAGTCGGTCACCGCACTGGGGGCACCGGCTCATTCGTCGTCGTCCATCGGGTTGTCGAGGACCTCGTATTCGGCCTCCTCGACGGGGGGCGCCAGCTTGGGGGCCGGCTTCACGGTCTCGAGGGCCTGTAGGAAGAGCTGTCCCACGTTGATGACCTGGGTGGGCTGGACGGGCTGGCTGTTCTGGCGGAAGCCGGCCGGGTCCATCGAGGCCGCCTGCCACCGGTCCTGGTCCGACAGGGCCTTGGCCAGGGCAACCTCCTCCCGGGTGACGGAGGGCTTCATCCGGCCGGTCTCGGGGTCCACCAGGGCCTCGAGCCGCTCGTCGGCCATCGCGGCCCGACTCTCCGCGGCAAAGGCGGTGGCCTCGTTCCAGCGGTCCCGGCGGCACATCCCGTCCACTTCGGCACGCCGGGCGGTCGTGAGGTTGCCCAGCCACGAGTAGAGGGGTCGGATGGTGACCCCGTGCTTCTTGCAGATGGCCCGGACGCTGAGGCCGGCGGAGCGATCGTCCATGATCGCGTCCTCGCCGATCTCCTTGTCCAGCCTCTGGGCCTGCTCACGGGTGATCTTACCCACGGTTGCCATTCCCCTCGGTCAGTGCGCCGAAAACCCGGTAGGCCCGGATGTCGCGCACAAAGTTGTTGAAGCGCAGGTTGGTGACCCGCATCCCGTAGGTGGCCAGGGTCTCGTTGACCGCGGCCGTGCAGGTCTTCAGGAGCCGGCTCCGCCGCTCAGGGTCCAGCCGGGCCACATCGAGCTCGGCCAGGGTGTCCGCCAGGATCGCGGAGACGTCCTCCATCGCGGATTCGGCGTTGTTCAGCACCGCGTTGGTGGCCAGGGCGGCATCGAAGACCTCGAGCGAGGCCGTGGCCGAGAAGGTCAAGGTGCCCCCATCCCGCACGGTGATGGTCTGGAGCGGGGTGGTCCAGTTGTCGCGCACGACGTCGACCGTTCGGATCTCCACGAACCACCAGAGGACCGGGTAGACCCCGGGGCCGACCGTCCGCCGGTAGCGGCCGTTCACGTAGAGCACGCCCATCTCCCACTCCATCACCTTCCGGAAGGGCCAGACGAACTCCAGGACCTCAAGCAGGAACCGGCCGATGTCGGTCAGCACGGTTCCACCCGGCAGTCACGGCCGGTAGGAGGGATGCGCCCGGCGGGGCCCCGACTGGTGGGGTTGGCAGGCCGCTCCTGCGCGGGTAGGGTGGGTCCCGAGTGTTCCATACGCGGGGCAGTCTAGGGGGGTGCGCTATGGGCAATGGGTTTTCGGGGGGTTTTGATATCAGGATTTTTTTTCCAGGCGGAAACGGGGGATCGGGTGTGACCCCCTGCTATAGCAGTCGGCCCCGGCGATGGGACCCGCTCGAGGGGGGCCTCGAGCCCCTCGACCCCACTGCAAGCCCCATGCCACAGCTAACCCCTTGCACCACAACGACTTACGTGTGGCACGGATAGTGCAAGGCCCAGCTTAACATAACCCAGCTTATACGTCACCCCATCACCCCTATCCAGTAGTGGCGCGGGTTTGCGCTCGATAACGATAGCGCTCGATCACTGGTCAGCTGGGTCAGAGGGGCAGAAGTGCGGCACGCGAGCCACAGTTCGTTGCTCGGCTTACCAGTTCCGCGCCTGTGGGCGCGATGCCACGGC